AACTGTTGCAGGCGACCCGCGACACAGGCAAAGCACAAGACCTGCTCGCCACCGCCCTTGACATCTCAGCGGTCACCGGGCGCGATGTCGAGACCGTCGCCCTTAGTCTCAGCCGCGCCTACCAAGGCAACATTGGTGCGCTCCGCAGGCTCGGGCTCCGCGTCTCCGACACAGCTGTCAAGTCCAAGGACTTCCAAATGGCAATGCAGGAGATCCGCCCGGTGGTGGACGGCGCAGCCGAGGCCGCAGCCAAGGGCGCGGACGGTGGCTGGAAACGGCTCGGCATCGCCCTGGGTGACATCTCCGAGGTGGTCGGCACCGAACTGAACAACGCCCTCGGGCCGACAGTCAGCAACCTTGGCAAAGCAGCGCAGGCTGCAACAGAGGCTGGCGAGTCCGGCAGCTTCCTGGGCAACGCAACCAAGGTCGTCATTGCTGAGCTCATCAAGGCCACCGCCGGGTTGGGCCTGTTTGGTGGCGCAGCCAAGTCCGCGAAGAAAGACACCGACGATCTGGGTGCGTCCGTCAACGTGACCGCGGGCAGGTTCCGCATGCTCGAGGAAGCAAACAAGCGGGCGTACTCGGACCTGCAGGCCAAGCGTCAGGAAGAGGCCGCCAAGCGCAGCAAGGCACTGAAGGAAAAGACCGACGCACTGGCAAAGGCAAACAAGGAGCGTTTAGCGACCGCCCTCACCACGGCACGGCAACGCCTCGAACAGCTGACACAGGCCTCCCAGGACTACTCTGACAGCATCCGGGACTCAATCACCGGGGCTATCTCTTTGTCGGATGCGGTGGCCCGAGCGACCGACACCGAGCAGGCATACAACGACGCGCTGGCGGAACGCCGCGACGCATACGCCGAGCTCGCCAAACTGCAGGCCGTCACGTTCGACGCAGCCACAGGCAAGACCCAGGTGGCGGACGCGGAGGATCTGGCTGCCGCTATGGAGCGTGTCGCTAAAGCTGAGACTGCCGTGACCGAAGCCCAAGGCAAGCGGACCGACTATTCGGCAGCGTTTAAGGAGCAAATTACTGCTGCCAAAGATTTTGCCCAAAGCCTCCAAACCCTGATTGGGCAGGGGCTCAAGCAGACCGGGTTGCAGCAGCTGCTAAACCTTGGCCCGGTCGCTGGTGCCCAGGTCGCCAAAGACCTGGTGGCAGGCACTGCCGGGTTGAGCGTGTCGGACTTGAACATGGATGCGTTGACAGCTGCCGCCGCCGGGGTTGGCGGGGCCGCCGCCGGGCAGATGTTTGGGGCTGACATTGCTGGCGCACAGAACACGCTTGGCGCGGTCACCTACGCAAACGACATCAAGATCACGGTCACCTCCGCTGACCCGGACGCGGTGGTGCGGGCACTGGTCGCCTGGTCGAAAAAGAACGGCAAACTGCCTGCATCCATCCGGGTGGACTGATGGGCACCAAACCGTCAGCAAAGATTGAGTGGCGCACCGCAAGCCTTTTCAACACCACGATCACCACAGTCACCACCAATCTTCAGCGGGTGCAATGGACAAGTGGACGGCAAACAATTTCTGACGACTGGCAGACCGGGTCATGCGTTGTGTCCGGGCGCGGATTCCTGACAAGCGTCCCTGCCATTGGCGACTTTGCGCGTGTCACCGTGACGGACGGTGCCAGCAGCACAATCTTTTATGGGTTGGTCGCGGACTACACACGGAACTTTGGCATCAAATCCGAACTGGACTCTTTTGACCTCAGGCTTGAAGGGGCATCAGCCGCGTTCGGTCGAGTCCAGGTCACTATGTCGTGGGGCGCAAATGCCCCGTGGTTGCGGCCTATTTCGGAAGGGGCACCCAGCCTCATCCCTATACAGACCCTCAACCTGAGCCCGACAGTAAGCCCAGAAACCATTTCCGCTTACAGCGGGACCGCGCCCTACTCGGACACGTTCTATCCCGCAATTACCACAGCACAGGCCGTCGTCAAGGAAGTAGGCGACGAGGAGTCCGGCATCCCTTATGCGGTCAGCCCGGTAGTGCTCGTGTACGACCGCAACGACCCAGCCCTGTACCAGCTTGCCGCCACGTTTGCAGACGACGGCACCGGGGTTGGATACAACGCAATCCAATTTCTGTCCACGTCCTACACCTACGGGACGCGAGTGACTGTGAACCCAATCAGTGTCGCATCACAATCGTCTGGCAGTGGGATCTACAACCAGTCGTTCACAAGCTTTGACAGCAGCACCACCCAAGCCTTGAACCTTGCCGGGTACATCCGTGTGAGCCTGAACGAAGCAAGCAATGTGCCGTACTCAATCACGTTTGAGGGCTCGTCGGCTACGGCAGCATCCATTGCGTTGTCAAACCCGAAGAACATCAAGAACGCTGTCAACATCAAGCTGCGGGGCACCACCTACAACGCGGTGATCGAGGGCATGGAGTTCGATGCTGATCCGTCAAACTGGCGGTGCACCCTGTACCTGTCGTCAAGTTTGCAGAACGCTTTCTTGCGGTTGAATGACGCGGTGTACGGCAAGCTCGACACCAACAAGTTAGGATTGTGACATGGCTATTAAGACGTTTGCGACGGGTGAGGTTCTGACTGCGTCAGATACCAACACGTATTTGGCGAACAGCGGCCTCGTGTACGTCACCAGCACGACGATTGGTAGCGCGGTGTCCAGCATCACGCTAAGCAACGTGTTCAACAGCACGTACGATTCGTATCGCGTAGTGCTTAGAGGAACAACCGCCACAAACATTGACTGGCTAAAACTAACGCTGAGCGGCGCAAGTGGGTTGTCTTACGCTTTCAATCTTCCGTATTACAACTATTCTACCGCTGGCACTTTTTACTATGTAAACGGTGGTGCAAATCACATAGGGTTCGTTGTTACTGGAACCACAATGTCCGGGGCTATGGACATTCACAACCCATTTGCGACAGCAACCACGGGTTTTTACACAACAGGTGCTAGCGAGACATACGTCAACGCGGGTGGCGGCTATAACAGCAACACCACCTCTAGCACCGGGTTTACGTTGACACCTAATGCTGGAACAATTACGGGCGGCACTGTCACCGTGTACGGATACCGAAAGGCGTAACCATGTCCGACCCCATCATCGGCACATTCCACGACGCAGAAACAGGCGAAACCATCACCCGGGAACTAACCCCCGAAGAAATCGCCGCACTCCCCGAACCTAGCGAGCCGATCGAGTGACAACGCGGTGGGTAATCCCCGCCGCAACCGTGCTGACGGCAGTCCTCTGGCCCGGCAACGCCTCCGCCCGCGACTTCACCTGCTACGCATCCAACACCGACCATTGGGCAATGACCCAACCCGACGAACACGCCGCGCTCGGGCACTGGCCTACCTGGGCGGATTGCCTCGCATGGCGGGATGGTGACCCCGGCCCCGACTACGTCTGGTCATACGGGCTAGCAAACACTCCGCCCAGCACGACAACTTCCAGCACAACCACCGAACCTGCAACGACAACCACCGCCGAGACGACGACCTCGACCACGTCCACCACCACGACGACAGCTCCACCGACAACCGAACCCGAAACCACAACAACGTCAACCGTCCCCGAAACGACGACGACGAGCAGCTCGACCACCACCACGACGAGCACCGTGCCCGCCACGACAACGACTCAGATCGTGCAGACAAGCACAACCCAACCGACACAAACGCAAGCAACAGCGACCAGCAGCAGTACCTCATCAACTTCCACATCAACCCTCCCGGAAGAAACACCACCGACAGTACCTCCGACAACACTGGTGCAAACGGATACCCGCGCCACGCAAGCAGCCAAAGTGATCGGCGCACAGCTCGCCCCAGGAGTCACACCACTACAAGCCCAAACCGTGCTGATAACAACCATCGCCACACAAGCTGTGGCAGCAGTACGAACAAGGAACCGAAAGTGAAAGACGAACTGAAAGCACTACCCATGACCCTGCTCGGATCGTGGTACGTCATCATCACCTTGGGCGGGTCAACGAAGTCCGCCGCAATCTGGGGCACCGCCGCCGGACTTGCCCTACACTTCCTGTTGACAGCCCTACTGAAGGACAACGACGAATGAATCTCTCGATCATCAAAGACGTGGTCGGACGCATGGTCGCCCTGTTCCTCACCTCCGCTGCGGGTGTCGTGACAGGAGCCGCCGCGCTCGCCCCCGAGCTCAGCATCGCCAAAAGCTGCGCCATCGCAGGCGTATCTGCTTGCATCGTGGTGCTGCAGAAACTGGCGGCAGCAAGCCTGGACGGGAACCTGACCAAGGACGAAGTCGACGCAGCGTTCGGCATCAAAGCGGACAGCCGCAAGTGATTAGCACCAACCACGTCATCACCACGACAGCATCAAAGCTGGTCTCGGCCTCCACCTCGAAGCGGACCGTCTACATCCACGTCCTTGGCAACAACGTCGTGTACCTGGGCGGCTCCGACGTGACCTCAAGCAACGGCATGTTGACCGAAAAGACGGGTGCCCCGCAACCCATAGTTGTGCCCGCCCACGAGGAGCTGTGGGCCATATCCGCCACCACAGAGAACCTACGTCTCCTTATGCCGAGTAAGAACGATGGTTCGTAAGTACCCCTACTACCCGGCGTGGGACGGCAAGAAGCCCAGCACCCTGATTCTGAAGTGCGCGGAGCTGTGCGGCAAACGGTGGAAGGGCACCAAGAACCTCGGCACCTACGTCAACCGGGACATGCGCGGCAAGCCCGGGCAAAAGTCCGTCCACGCCACAGGGTTTGCCCTTGACCTGGGCTACAAGGACGAGACACAGGCCCGCGACATCTGGGACTTCTTTGTCGGCAACAGCCTTGCGCTGAACGTCGCCGAGGTCCACTGGTACACGTTCGGCAAGTACGGTGCCGGGTATCGCTGCTCCCGCGGCGAAGGCAAGACCGGGGTCAAGATCTACGCCAACGCTGAGGAGTCCGCAGGCAGCGGCGGGATGTGGCTGCACATCGAGCTGGTCGACATGGACCCGACCGAATGGGAGACCCGGTTCAGGGCGTTGAAGCCCAAGGACGCGCAGTAACTGCTTGGAAACTGGCTGCGCCAGGTGGGTGCCGAGCTTCCCCTAGGCTCGGCATCCACCACCCCCAGCATTGTTTGCAGTACGGTGCTGGTGTCGACCAAGCGACCTAGGAGGAATCCATGACAACATTCGACGACCTACCGCTGTTCCGGGCAACCGACCCGGCGACCAGCCGTGCCGGGGCACAACACGTCCGGCTCAGGCTCGGCTCCCAACAGGCCAAACTTCTGGCTGCCTACGCCCAGGAACCGAACGGCCTCACCGACGAACAGGCAGGCCACGCATCAGGACTCGCAAACAACGCCCGCTGTGGCTACTGGAAGCGGTGCTCGGAACTGCGCCACAAAGGACTCATCGAGGACACTGGACGCGTCGTGGAGGGCTCCACAGGGGCGTTCCAGATGGTGTGCACCATCACCACCGCAGGCCTCAACGAAGCTGGCAGGCTCCGCATGGACGAATCCCGAAAGGCCGCCAAATGAACCCCGCCGAGTACTGGCTGTTCAGCCTGTTCTTCATCACCGCCGGATGGTGGCTGCACAAATGGCTGGGCGAATGATTCCCGTGTGGGGCTACACCGTGCTGCGGTCCGCCGACAAGAAAACAATGGTTCAGATCTTCACCGATCTGGAGACAGGCTCGATACTCCACGCACAGGTGTGCACACGGCCCAAGCCGTGGGGAGCATGGGAGCCGCCAACGGAAGTAGAGAAGGTTGATTAGACGTGCCCTCATCGCAACAGTCCTGTTCACCAGTCTGCAAGCAACACCTGTCCGGGCGGAGTGGAACCATCCACTACCCAAGGATGTGTACCTGCAGCTCTCAATCTGTGAGACCGGGAAACGCCCCGACCAGGCCGTAACCCACATGTCCCGCAGCTATGTGGGCGCGTTCGGGTTTGCAAAGACGACGTGGCGGATGTTCTCCGACACCCCGGTGCACCGCGCCAAGCACCTCACCTGGGCGCAACACGCCCGAGTGCTCGACCGGGCGTTTTGGTTCGGCCACACCCGCAACGGACGCAAACAGTGGGCCGTCGGACCGTTCGGTCATGGCTGCTGGAAACACCTGTATGCAAGCAGTCCGAAACTACGTCACATGGTATGTCATAATGCCAAGCGACAAGTCAGGAAGTGGTGCAGATAGCACCACCCAACAAGGAAGGGTTGACCGTGACAACCAAACCAGAAACAACCACCGTTGCGTTCCGCATCGCCACCACCGACTACGAGGTGTTGCTGTGGGCCACCCGGCACCTGAACCACAAGAAGCCCAGTGGCCTCCTGCGCGAGATCACCGAAGGGCTGTGGAGCTTCCCGCAGCTGCGCTCGATGAAGGCAGCCGAAGCAAAGAAGGCCGAGGCCGCAGCGAAGCGCGCCGCCAAGAAAGCCGGAGCCGTCAGTGACAACTCCTGACCTGCCCGACACCATCGGAGCTCTCGGCAAGGAGCTGGTCATGCGCGGCGAATACATGGACGCGTTCGGCGACACCTACGACGGACAGCTGATGCGCCTAGCCGGGGCAGTCATCATCCAATTCGAGTCCATGATGGGCCAGGTCGCGCACCTGGAGGCCGAAATCCGACGCATTGAACGGGAGAACGCAAACCGTGCTTGAGGGCTACGAACCAGTAGCAGTCCGCTTGCACCGACTGCTCACCAACCTGCGCGAAGCAGGCAAGGAACCCCGCGTCATCACCCACATGGTCAGCGCACCAGGCACCGACATCTGCGTGTTCCGCGCCGAGCTGTGGATCGGTCCCGACCTGGTCGCAACCGGGTGGGCCGAGGAGGTCCGCGGACAAGGCAACGTCAACAAGACCAGCCACGTTGAGAATTGCGAAACGTCGTCCCTGGGTCGCATGGCTGAGGCCTACCTGCCAAACCCGGATTGGACGAAGCGGCCTAGCCGTGAGGAGATGGGCAAGGTGCAACGCGCTGGGGGCTCGACCACGTCTGCTCCGCAGCACACCGGGACCAAAACCATTACGAACAAGATGAAGGGCAAGTGCGTGGAGTGTGGCGGCACCGTTGATGTCGGGGAAGGCCTCGCCACGAACGACGGCAACGGCTGGAAGACGCATCACCGCCCCGACGAGTGCCCGCCGGAAGCGTTCTGATGTACGAAATCTTGCTGTTCACGTTCCACACCCTGGGCGTGTTTGCATTGGGTGTGTGGTTCGGGAGGTTGCCCCGTGGGTAAAACAACGGTTCATTTCACCGCCTGTCGAGACAACTGGAAAACGCCCAAAGCGTTCTACAAAGCCTTAGACGCAGAGTTTAATTTCGACCACGATCCGTGTCCGGCAAACCCAAAGTTTGACGGCCTGACAACGCCGTGGGGCAAACGAAACTTTGTCAACCCGCCATACGGACGCGTTATCGGCAAATGGCTGGCCAAAGCCGTTGTTGAACAATCACACGGCAATACCAGCGTGTTCCTGATTCCGTCACGAACAGATACGGCGTGGTGGCACGATTACTGCATGAACGCTAACGAAATACGGTTTGTGCGCGGCCGTTTGTGTTTTGACGATCAGCCCAACCCGGCACCGTTTCCCAGCGCAGTGGTGATCTTCCGTGGGTAACGAACTAGATCGCGAGTTGCGCGACTGGGCCGACAACGCCATGCGCCCCAAGGAGCCCGTCGAGCCTGAGCACCACGAAGGCTGCGTACCGCTGTACTCATGCCATCCGCAGTGCCCAGTGCTGTGGACCGAAACCATGAAGCGTGTCGGGGACAGCCTCACCGCAGTGGTTGACATGGTCAACGAGGGCGACCTCGACCCGGAGCACGTCGTCAGAGAAGGCCGCGATGACTGAGCGAGTGCCGGACGCATCCGAACGCTTGTTCCAGGACGCGGTGATGAAGATTGCCTACATGAACGCGTGGGATGTGCACCACATCCGCCCAGGCAAGTACGGCAACTACTACAAGACCGACGGCCTGCCCGGTATGCCCGACTTGCTGTTCATCTCCCAATTCGGGCACGGCATGTTCTGGGCAGAGCTCAAAGCCCAGGGTGGTCGACTGACCGAGTCGCAACGCGCCCGCATTGACCAGATGCGTGTCAACGGTGCCGAAGTGCACATATGGAAACCATCCGACATGCAAACCATCGCAGACCGACTTGGTGCATGGCGCAAACGGTGATAGACCACCGCCCCACAACAGATCACACCCACGGCCTCGTACCTGTTTGCAGGGTGCAGGTGAAACACACGGAGACGTGGGTAGAGCAGGCTATGCCTGTGCAGCGTCCAAACGACACAAATGCGAACGGTGACCGTCCACTATGAGTAAACATCCGGCGACCGAGGAGACAAACCTAAACAGCGGGGGGACTGCAACCCACCGACCCAACACGGACACCGAGGCGCAAGCCCCCCGGGGGGCGCAGCGCAATGGGGGGAAACACACCACCGACAGGAACACACCATGAACACACCACGCAACAGCCAAGCCCGCAACCACGCCAGCTTCAAGCGCATCCGCAAACAGCTCCTCGAACACGACAACACCTGCGCGATCTGCGGCAACGAAGGCAACACCATCGACCACATCCGCCCAGTCGACACGTTCCCCAACCCGCTCGATGCCAACACGCTCGACAACTGCCGGGTGCTCTGCCGCAGCTGCAACAGCCGCCTCGGAGCCAGGTACGTCAACGCCAAGACCGCCGGACGCCTCACCACGCAGAGTGACGAACCCTTTTTGGATGCAAGCGTCTCCTTGACCCCGCACGTTTCCCATTCTGTATCCAACCCAATACAGGTAAGGGTTTCCCCGATTGACCCTAACGAAACGCTTACATACCCAAGATTCCGTACGAACACGGACGGTGACGACCAGACCCGTTTGGGGGCATTGCGGGATTTGGCGCACCGGGTGCTCGGTGTCGAGCTCATGCCGTGGCAGGAGATGGTGCTTGGCGATCAGCTGGGGCTCGGGCCGGATGGTCGCCCGGTGTTTCGCCAGTCGGTGGTGAGTGTGGCGCGTCAGAACGGCAAGTCCGTTGCGTTGAAAGCACTCGTGCTGTACTGGCTGGTCGAGATGCCGCGGCTTCGCGGGCAACAGCAAACAGTGTTGACGACAGCGCACCGTCTTGACTTGGCGGCGGAGCTGTTTAACCAGCTGGCCCCAATTCTTGAGGCCCAATTTCAGGCGAAGGTGATCTACAGCTACGGGCGACAGTCCGTCGAGCTTCCTGCGGTCGGTGACTACCCTGGTGCCAGGTGGCTGGTCCGGGCTGCGACCCCGTCGGCGGGGCACGGCCTCAGCGTGGATCTGGCGGTGGTGGACGAGCTGTGGGGTTGCTCCGCTGACAGCATCGAGGGCGGCATTATCCCGACCATGCGGGCGCGGCGCGACCCGCTCCTGTCCTGCTGGTCCACTGCCGGGACGGAGGCTGAGTCGGATGTGTTTAAGCGGATGCGGGAACGCGGCCTTGCTGACATTGATACCGGGCGCAGATCCAAGCTGTACTACGCGGAATGGTCCCCACCGTCCACCCTGGACCCGTTGACCGTGGAGGCTGCACGGTGGGCCAACCCCGCCCTTGGGATAACGCTGGAGGAGGACACCATTGTCGAGGAGCTGCGGCAACCCAACCGGGAAGAAGTGCTCCGCACCGTTTGCAACCTGTGGGTGCAGTCCCACCGGGCGTGGCTGGACGCAGGCCTGTTCGAGTCGTTCCGTGCCGACATCAAGATGCCCGCCGACGGCGGAGTCCTAGCGGTCGAGTCCGCATCCACCGACCAACGCTTCGTGGGTGTCCGCGCAGTCGAGGTTGGCAACCAGGTGCACTGCACCGTCGAATTCATTGTGGACAACCTGGGAGATCTGTGGGCGGCAGTCCGGGAATCCCAGAAAGCCCACAAAGGACAAACGCTTGCAATCGGTGCCAGCCTTGACGTGCATCTGTCGCCGGAGCTCAAGGGCCGTGCCGTCCTGTGCGGTGTCCGAGAGCTGCAGAAATGGACCGTCATTGTCCGCAGCATGATCATGGGTGGGCAGGTCCGCCACACCGGGGAACAGCTCCTGATCGAGCAGGTGTCCCGCGCGGTCGCTGTCAAGCACCAAGGACATTTGTCGTTGTCGTCGGCTAGGTCGCCGGGTGATACGTCGCTGTGCCGGGCAATGGTGTGGGCCGTCGCCCAGGCAGGCAAACCCAAGGTGCAGCCACGCGTCTCCTACGCGTTCGCCGACTGAGGTCTCTCGTTCTGTATCTGTGACCTATCGTTGCAAATGCAACAAGGCTGTGTCACAATCGCGTCGTGGCATTGTTCGCAAAGAAGAACCCACCCGCGTTCGGGGCTGAGCCTGTCAAGGCTGCAGCTGGCACCGCTGCGCAAACCGCCTACATCAACCAAACGGTCGGTTTCACAAGCTTCTACGACCGCAACCAGGCCATTCAAAACGCAACCATCAGCCGCGCCCGCGACCTGATCGTGTCGATGGTGTCCGGGCTTCCCATCAACCAGTACGGCCTGCAGTGGATGGGTGAGGAGTACGAGGAAGTGCCCCTGCCGGGCGAGACGTGGATGTCGCGCCCCGACCCGAACGTGACCCGCCAATTCCTCCTAGCTTGGACGACCGACGACCTTTACTTCCACGGGAAAGCCGTGTGGTACACGACTTCCCGGTCCAAGACCACCAACTTCCCGCTGTCGTTCCAGTGGCTACCGATGAACGACATCCAGGCACTGGACATGTCCGGCGACATCTGGCCCCGCCCCTCCAGCCAGCTGACCTACAACGGCATCGAGCTCGACATGAACAACGTCGTGCAATTCCTGTCCCCAATCCAGGGGCTGCTGTACGCCGGGTGGCGCGAGCTTGAAATAGCAAACCGTCTGGACACCGCCGCTATGCGCTTTGCAACCAACGAGATCACCGCGGGCTACCTGCAGCAGACCGCCGGGTCCGAACCGATGGAAGCCGAGGACTTGGCAGATCTCGCAGCTGCGTGGTCGTCCGCCAGGCGCAGGAACGCTATCGGCGCACTGAACAGCGCGGTCGAGTGGAAAGAGTTTTCTAGCGATCCGTCCAAGCTGCAGCTGGTTGAGGCCCGCCGCCACACCATGTCCACGCTTGCAAACCTTGCGAACGTGCCGCAGTACTTGGTCGGCGCGGACACAGGCTCCGGCATGACGTACCAGAACGCGGTCGAGTCACAGAAGCAGCTGTACTACTACGGCGCAAAGCCGTACATTGACTGCCTGTCGCAGCGGCTCTCCATGGATGACATCTTGCCCAGGGGCCGTTTCTGCCGGGTTGACGTGTCCGAGTTCATCCGTGAACCCGAAATGGAAATGGGCCCGGACGACTCAATGACCGACACCTCAGACACGGAAAGACAGTCCGCATGAGAATCAATTTCAGCAATTCGTCCGTCACGTTGGACGCGGCAGCCGGGGACAGCGAGCCGCGCATCTCGGGTATTGCAGCCCCGTACGGGGTTGATGCCGAGGTTTCCACTGGGCAGCGCGTCCGCATCATGGCTGGCGCGCTGCCTGTGGACGGCAAGATGCCCCGCCTCGTGATCGAGCACGACACCAGCCGAGTCGTCGGTGTTGTCGACATGCGAGAGGAAACCGATGCCGGGATGCTGTTCAGTGCCCGCATTGCTGACACCGCCGAGGGCCGCGACCTGATCGCACTGCTCAAGATGCAGGCTCTCGATTCAGTCTCCGTTGGTCTGTCCGTGACGGACTACGAGATGGACGGCAAGACCATGCTGGTCAAAGCCGCCGCGTGGGAGGAGCTGTCTGTCGTGTACCAGCCAGCGTTCCCGCAAGCCCAAATCACCCAGATCGCAGCCTCCAACCCGGAGGATGACGAACCACAACCAGACACAGAGGAGAACAACGTGTCCACAGAACCCACCCCGGTCGAGGCCGCAGCTGCCGAGACCCCCATCCCGACCATCCCGGTCTACGCCACCGCCCGCAAGGACGTGAAGCTGCCCACCGCTGTCGAGTACCTGTCCGCCGCCATCGCAGGTGGTTCGGCATGGCACGACATGTCGCAGGCACTCCGCGCCGCTGCACCCGACGTGGTCACGACCGACACGCCCGGCATCCTGCCGACCCCAATCATCGGCCCGGTCTACAACAACTTCGTGGGTCGCCGCCCCGTCGTTGACGCAATCGGGGCCAAGGCCATGCCCGCAGGCGGCAAAATCTTCATCCGCCCCGAGGTCACCACGCACACCAGCATCGGTGCAAGCCTCGCCGAAATGAGCAACCAGTCCGGCACGTTCGTCGTGTTCAACAACCAGGTCACCAAGCAAATCTTCGGCGGCTACGTCAACGTCTCCGAAGCCGACCTCGACTGGTCAGACCCGGCGGTCCTCTCGCTCATCCTCGAAGATATGAGCCGCATTTATGCAAACGCCACGGACAACTACGCAGCAGACCAGCTCCTCGCGGGCTGCTCCCAGTCGTCCACGCTGACCGACCCGACCTCGGCAACCGAGTGGGTGTCGGACATTTACGACTGCGCCAGCACCATCCTCACCGCATCGAACGGCAACCTGCCCACCCATCTTTTCCTCAGCCCCAACATGTTCCAGTATCTGGGATCGCTTTCGGACGGATCGGACAGGCCGCTTTTTCCCCAGGTCGGCCCCATGAACGCGTTCGGCACCATGTCGCCCGGATCCACCGACGCAGTCGCGTTCGGTCTCCGCGTCGTCGTGGACCGCAACTTCGCAGCCGACACCGTCATCGTCGGTGACGCATCCGGCTTCGAGTGCTACGAGCAGCAGAAGGGCGCAATTAGCCTGGACTCCCCGTCGACCCTCAGCAGAACGCTTGCGTTCCGCGGCTACTTCGCCACGCTGATGATCGACGCAACCAAGTTCGTCAAGCTGATCTGAGCCCCACCGAGGCACTGAGGGTCTGAAGCATGGCAACGTTTTCCGTGACACACCGCCGCCGGGTGAACAACACCTGCGCGCTTCAGACCCTCACGCCCACAGACATAGCGGTTGGGCAGTCAATCACCGTCGCAACCGTCGGCGCAAACTTTGACGGCACATTCACCGTCATCAGCTGCGAGCCGTACCAGCTGCTGGACGTGGACGAGCAGGGCTACCTGGTCTTCGACTACGACACCATAAAGCTGAACCAGGTCATCTACGAACACAACGGCGACGACCTGGAGTACGAGGCCTGCAACGGCACTATCACCTGGACGCAGACCTGCACATGGATCACCAACCAGAACGTGTTGGACTGGCTGGGAATCAGCCCTGCCACCGCCAACGACACAGCGTTCGTAACGGTATGCACGGATGCCGCGAACGCCCTGGCGCACCGTCGTAGAAGGGCTGCGGGTTACACCGACTCCCTTACGACGGTGCCCAGCGGTGACGTAAAGCTTGGCACGATAATGTTTGCAGGCAACCTGTACAGGATGAGGGGCAGCGTCGAATACCAGTCGTTCGAGGCGTACTCGTCCGGCACACAACCGATCAGCGCAATGGGCGAAATCCTCCGGCTGTGGGGATGCAACAGGGCGCAGGTGGCATGAGGTGGGCCGCACCAATGACGCAAGAGAACGCCTCGTCGCAGAGCTGGTGGCAGCAGGTCTGGCAGTCGTTGAGGACTCCCGCAACGCCCGCCCCGGCACCGTCATCGTCGAACCCCCGGTGCTTACACGATCCACGTTCGGCGGCGCAGGCACACAACTTGTTTGCGAGTTCACGCTGTACGCGGTCCAACCACCGCCCGGCAACCTCGACGCGCTCAAAGCCCAGCTCGAACTGGTGGACACAGTGATCAACACCGTGCCTGCCACAGCTGCCGCACCGACCACCTACCTGGTCGGATCGCAGGAACTGCCTGCCTACTCAATCACCGTCCAATACCCCGCCTACTAAGGAGACCCCGTGGCAACCTACAAAGTCTTAGCCGACAACATCGTCGGCAAGAACCCTGGAGACACCATCACAGACGATGAGCTTCAGGGCGCAAACGTCGATGCCCTGCTCGAATCCGGGCACATCGCCAAGACCACCAACAACAAGAAAGCAGAGGACTAATCATGGCCATTTTCGTCATGAAGAACGCCAGCGTCACCATCAACTCCGT